GAAGACAGCACCATCAATCGCATTACCGGGTGACGCGGTTAACGGTCATGACACTACGGAAAGACGTGTAGGCATGCTGGCAAGCCGTTATGAGAATGTGATGCAGAGACACATTGAATCCAGCCTCGAAAACTCGTGAAACCAGCTAGTTACTTAGCGCATCAAGCATGCAGGTATCGCTAGCGCAGGATAGTGTAACCGGCACCCATTCAAATGCAATTTCCACTCACCACCATCTGTATGGCACATGCAAGCAGCAGAGTACCGCTTGAGCGCTATTCCTTAGGCGCAATGGACTTCTGGACCATGAACAATGTGCAAGCCGCCGTTTGGGTTCACGGGCATTGCTGGTAACCGCACCAGTGGCGACAAAGCGGTTTCTATTTTTACCAACAAATGGACTTCATCATTGGCACTTTATAGCGCCATTGCTAAAGCCTATTGCCTAATTGGAGAGCAATCATGTTAGTGACAATGACACACAAGGAACGCGCCCTACTTCACTGCCTAGCTGTTGCAGCGCATGTGGTATACCCATTTCGAGATGCGATGGTTAGCCGCATCGTTAAGCTGCTTGAACAACACGTACAACAATCTCAAGCAAGCTTTGATTTTTCACTAACTTATGTCGGTTACAGCGCTTGTACCAATAGGTACTGTGCAGGTGGAGCATTATTAAGCATCAACATTTTTGAACGAGCAGTGGTCAATACTGTGCCGACTGAGCAGCCTATTTGTTATGAAATAAAGCGAATAGACAGACGCTTACAATACCAAATGCGCAAGGCAATGAATTCACTTAATAAATTTGAGATTACGGAGGTGAATGATGCTGCTTAATGCAAACGCGGCCGGCGACTACTTAACCGCAAAACTCGCCGCCTCAAATGACGCTGCTATCCCCTACAACGAAGCTGTTGATGCCAAGCAAGAGCTGATTATCAAAACCATTAGCGAAGGCGGTGAAATAGGCCACTTCAACATGCGCGATGTCATGGATGCCATTTTAGTGAGAAAAGATACTGAAACAGCGCTGATATCCGGGTATCGCACAAACAATTTTGAGCCATTCAAGGCGTTGGTTAACAAAGAGATTAACCGCATAGCTGAAATGCTGGCGCCTGGGATGGTAGATGCTGAGTTAGAACGGCATCCAGGGGCAGCATAATGAAACTGCATCAATCAACTATCGCCATGGCCTGGTTATCAAAAGAAGCGGCACGGCTTGACGTTCCTGTAAGTGTCATTATCAGAAGACTCATGAGGTTTTCACCATGCAATTCAAAGTAACCTTTACGCCGATGGCCAGCGCGCCATCCGGCACTATAACCATCACCTACCCCGTTGAAGCAGACACCAAAGCCGCCGCAGAACGCGCAGCTGAATCACTGCTGGAATCAGAATGCTACAGCCGCAAGTGGTTTAAGAAAACGGCACAGGTGATTGAGTTCAAGCCAAAACCAGCGCCTGAACCAGAGCGGGAGCCAGACCCAGAGCCGCCCATGGTTGCAGAGTCAAGCGGTGATATGTTCGATGATTCATTACTAGTTGATGCCGAATTTGTACCAGATGAACAGGCAGCCAACGATGATGATCCATTTGCACAGTTTATTGTTAACTGGACTATCGAAAGCCTGAATGGGCGACTAGAGCAGTTATTGCCAGGTGAGCGGTTGATTATCGATGGGATGCCTGATGATATATACCACGGCTCAAATGGCATCAGTTGCAGCAAGTTGAAGCTGTTTATCGAATGCCCTGCAAAGTACAAAGCCAAGTACATTGACGGCATGATCCCCAGTGCAGAAAAGTCATATTTTGATTTTGGCAAGGCCGCGCATTGTATGGTGTTGGAGCCGTGGGAATTTAACGATCGCTATATCTGCCAGCCTGACGATATCAAGGTGCGTCGCGGTAATGCCTGGGATGCAGTTAAGTCGGCCGCTGATGCTGCTGGTCAAGTCGTTCTAACACCGCAACAGTGGGAAGATATGCCGTTGCTGCGTCAGTCACTGGAAGCCAACAGCACCGCGCTGGCGCTATCAACTGGCGGTGTCTCTGAGCGCAGTATCTTCATGCGCGATGTTGAAACAGGCCTCATCATTAAATGCCGTCCGGATTACACCATCGGCAATATCATCGTTGATCTAAAAACCAGCGATACGGCGGATCCGCGCTTCTTCGGTGCCAAGGCAAAGCGCCTCGGTTACCACATCCAAGACGCCATGTACTCCGATATCGCGCAGGCAGAGGAATTCTGTTTTTTCGTCATCGAGTCAGAACGGCCATTCGTTATCACCGCTCCGGTCATTATGGAGCCACCAGTTAAGCGCTTGGGTTACCTGAAATATCGCAAAGCACTGCGCGAAATTAAGCAGTGTATGGATTCAGGCATCTGGCCAGCGTACACAGCGGATCCGGTTTATGTCGAGTTGAACGGCTGGGAACAGTCTGAGCTTGATGACTTGGAATCACAATTTGACGGTGGCAACGCCGCCTATGGGAATGCAGCATGAACAATCCAAACTCACCCGTCATCATTACTCAGCCCAGCAGCACTACTGAGCTGATGATGAACCACGATGCCATGACTAACCTGTATCGTCTGGCTGAAACCATGGCCGGAGGTAAGGCAACCGTCCCTAATCACTTACAGGGTAACGTTGCTGACTGTATGGCCGTGGTAATGCAGGCAGCAATATGGGGAATGAATCCTTTTGCTGTTGCCCAAAAGACCCATGTTGTTAGTGGTACGCTAGGTTATGAAGCGCAGTTGGTAAATGCAGTTGTGAAACACTCAGGGGCTGTTCAAGGCGCTTTTCATTACGAATTCTTTGGGCCTTGGGAGCGCGTCATTGGTAAGTTCCAGACCAAGACCAGTTCAAAAGGTAATCAATATCAAGCGCCAGCATGGACTCAGCAAGATGAAGATGGCCTTGGCGTTATCGTGCGCAATACGCTTACTGGTGAAAGCGAACCACGCGAACTAACGCTGCTGCTGGCTCAAGCACAGGTGCGCAATTCAACACTGTGGGCCTCCGACCCAAAGCAGCAGCTTGCTTATCTATCCGTTAAACGCTGGGCACGACTGTACTGCCCAGAGGCGATCCTTGGTGTCTACTCTGATGATGAACTGGATTTTACGCCGAAAGAAATGCGCGATGTAACACCTAAGCGCACTGGCGAAGGTTTACAGCAGGTATTGGACAAGGCTGAAGCTAAACCGGCAGAACAGCAGAAAGCTTTGCCAACACCATTCGAGACTCTTAGCTTGTCACTCAACGACTGCACCACGCTTGAAGAACTCAACGAAGTGGCCGCATCAATCGGTGAAGCGGTCAAGGTTGGCAAGGTGAACGACTCAGAGCGCAAGCACTTGGGTTCCATCTACAACAACCGTAAGGCCAAACTTGAGCCGCAGGTTGATACCGAAACTGGCGAAATTCACGCCTAACTAACCCTTCCCAACACCTCCGGCGCCAGCCATATCTGTACGCCGTGGGTTTCTTTTTGCCGAGGAAAACTATCATGACCAATGCACAACAAGCAGTTGAAACAGTAAACAATACCCTTCCCGTCCCATTTGAAGAAATCACCGAGGACAAAGCAATAGAGTTGGGGCCGTTGCTTTATCTGAATCAAGGCTCACTAAAGCCTTATATGGATCACGTTTATAACGAAGTAATGAGCGAAGTTCCTGATGTCACTACTGCCAAAGGTCGAGACCGTATTAAGTCGCTGGCAGCTAGCGTCAGCAGAAGCAAAACGCTTCTTGAAAAGCCAGGTCGTAAGTTTTTAAAAGACCTGAAAGAACAGCCGAAAATCGTAGAGGGAAATCTTCGAGAAATGGTTACTTTCTTCGACAATCTTCGTGATGAAGTTCGCAAGCCAGTAACTGTTTACGAAGAAGAGCAGAAAGCCCATCAAGAAATGCTACAGGCCAAGGTTACATACTTCGGTGAGCAGTACACCGAAATGATGAACAACGCGCCTGACAACCTAGCTGAACGACTTTCATACTTCGAACACGTTCACTCCTCACTCAAATCTGAACCAGTTGATGCCAGCTTTGAACAGTATCAAGAAGCTGGCGAGAAAGCCAAAGTAGAAGCACTGGATAAAATCGAGCTGCGCATTGCTGGCACAAAGGTAGAAATTCAAGAGCAGAAACGCCTTGCTGAAGAAGCAGAGCAAAAGCGACAGCAAGAAATCGCAGCCGCAGCGGAAAAAGCTAAGGCCGATGCGGAAGCTGCCGCTCAAGCAGAAATTGAAGCCGCCAACCGCCGCGCAGAAGAAGCCAAAGCACAGGCAGAGCGTGAACGTATCGAAGCCGAACAGCGCCGCATCCGAGAAGCGGATGAATTAAAACAGCGTGAAGCACTGGCCGCCGAACAAGCTAAACAACGCGAAGCTGCCGCCGCAGAAGCAGAACGCCAGCGCATTGCCGAACAACAGCGTAAACAGGCGGCAATTGAAGCTGCTCGCGCTGCCGATGTTGAACATCGAAAAGCTGTTAACAACGATGTACTGCAAAAGCTGATGACTGAAATCGGAGTGGATGAAGATACCGCACGGTTAATCATCATTAAGGCAGCCAAGGAACAACTTGGGGCCCTGCAAATGAATTACTGAGGTTACGGCCATGATCGACTCAAACACATTCAACCAACACCGGTTCGCTGACGGTTACCGCCAGCGAGATACCAAAGTCACCGACGAAATGAAGCGCCGCGCAGAAGTCCGGCGGCAGATTGAAGATAAACGCCAGCAGCTCGAGTTAGAGCGCATGTTTAAGCTGTGAGGTGATCATGAACTACCTACTCGCCGGCAGCGAACCTGCCAAGCGGGTGGAGTTGCTTTTAAGCCTGACACGTATCGACAGTGAAGATGTGAAAGACGCACTGCGCGATCACCTCGTTAAAGGTATGAATGATGCCAATGCAATCGCAATCCACGGCATCAACAAAAGCAATTTCTCTCGCGCACTATCTAGGCTTAATGAAGTAGCCGGAGTCGTTGAACAAATCAAAGATATCGACTGGGAAAAATTTAAGTCTAAGGCCGCATAAATCACTTAACCGATAACTTTTAAGGAATATTCATGAACGAGTATGCCGCAATGCTTGCTGCGCTCAAGGCGCAGCCTTGCCACAAACTCAATGAAGTTGGCGACCAATGGTGCACACCAGACTGGCTTTACTGGGGAATATTCGCCGCCTTCGGCCCCTTCATTCTTGACCTGTTCAGCGATGGTACAAACAGCAAGTGCCCGAAGTTCTTCACTGTAGAAGATAACGCCATGGCGCAAGACTGGACGGCGGCACTCAACGGCGGTAAAGGCTTCTTTAATCCGCCTTATTCCCGCAGTAGCTATGACGATGACGGCACAGCTATTACCGGCATGCGCAACATCATTGCCAAAACGATGGAAGAACGCGACAAAGGCGCGCGCATGGTTTTCCTAATCAAAGCCGCCACCTCGGAAGTGTGGTGGCCAGAAGGTGCCGACCACATTGCTTTCATTCGCGGTCGAATCAGCTTTGATTTGCCGGAGTGGTACGTGCCAGCAGATAAGAAACAGGAAGCATCAAGCGCCGGGTTCGCCTGTGCTATCGCGGTGTTTGATAAGTCATGGCAAGGCAAGCCAATGAGCTATATCAGCCGCGAACAGTTGAAAGCGGATGGTGAAACGATGATGCGGTTAATGAATAAGGAAGCGGCTTAGTCATCTCCAGCCAAACCTTAAAAACACTGTAGTGCTGTATCAGCACAGGGACACGCCATGCAACAAGACAATGACGGGAAAATCGAGTGGTCGCTAACAGCAATCTTGCTATCAGCAATTTTGATGCTTGGTTATTGCGGATTGGTTGCCATTGGTGTCGATGCTTGCGATTTATTAAGGTACATCTATGAAAATTTCTGATGAAGAATTACTGCTGATGATTTGGCATAACCAGTTGCAGTTAGCAACTGAAGCTGTGCTGTGTGAATACGTGGGTGACCGTGTCGGATTAGTCAATATCGATGATTATTTCTGGATGCACAAAGCCATGTATTTGCTGCTCAATGAGCGCCATAAACTGCATGCACCTATTGGTGACCAGCAACTTCTCTACAGGCTGCACGAACTTTCCAGGCAGCAACGCATTGTAATCGACCGCTACCGGCGGTCTTTTTACATCGACTCCCATACTGCGCGTGAAGCCGTGCGCTGCGCGTGGGAATTCTACTTCCGCGCCGGGATACCTGATGGCTATGACGCTGAAAACCAGTGCATGCGCACAACCAAAGTGGCGCACTTGAACGCGCTTAAATCATCGTGCCAGCGCCACATCATGCAGCGCTTTGGCGATATCAGTTTGCAGTCGCTAAAAGCGGCTTAGGAGTGAGTATGAGCGAGTTAAAAGAAGCAGAAGCGTTTAAAAATATGCTTATAGAGGCTTCAACACCTCTTATTGCGCCGCATATTGAAGGTGTGTTCGCTGTATTTCAACTAAGCCATAAACCACAAACAAGCTGGATTAGTGTCGATGAACAGTTGCCTCCTGTAGGAAAACAATGCTTGTTTTATAGGCCACTTGCTGAAATGACAGGGGATAGAATTATTGCAGTAAAGACGGCCACAAAGGATATGAAAGATTGTTGGCGTGAAACAGTGCCAGATGGTTGCGAACCATGCAATCCTTCCAGTGGAGCATGCCATGTAACCCACTGGATGCCATTACCTGAACCACCATTAAATAAACAGGATAGATAATCATGACCGACACAAAAACCATGTTTACGGCACTTAACGTCATCGCTGACGAACTTCAAGCGATGAATGGCACAGTTCAGGCCCAGTGTGTACGTGATGCTGCGGTTAAGTTAGCCGATATGCATAAAACAATCGATCAGCTTGAAAATGAAAACAATAACCTACTTCGTACTAACGTTTCCAGAAATGACGTTTCTCACAGAGCAAGACATTGAGTACATTACCGGGGCCAAACAAGCTGCTCAACAAATTGCTATCCTATGGACTACCCGCCTGAGTTCAGTAATTAAGATGGCAAAATCTCTGGCTAACTCCGGAATAAGTTCAACGTATGTCCTGTGTAAGCCTGACGGTGGTAACTGGTCTAGGGATGGTTTTAACAGTCGCTGGGCAAAGGCGAAAAGTGATACCAGGTTAGCTACAGGATTACCAATTGACTTCACTTTTCACGATTTGAAGGCCAAAGGTATTAGTGATCTTGAAGGGAATCTACAGGATAAGCAGGCGATATCTGGACATAAGAATATTGGACAAACTGCACGATATGATCGCAAGGTTAAAGAGGTTCCTGTTGTTGGTGGAGAACACAAAAAGTAGCGCTTATATTCTGAAAGCATATTCTGAAAATATTCTGAAACGTGTTTTTTGTGTGTATTAAGGCATAAAAAAAGAGGCAAGACATTTATCTTAACCTCTTGATTTACTTATCGATGTAGGTGGTACCCGAGGCCGGACTTGAACCGGCACGCTGTAACCAGCGAGGGATTTTAAATCACTCGCATAATCATTTTTTAACAATAACTTGTGATAATTTTCAGAATATTTATTGCTTATTTCAGTTACTTTTGTATCTGTTTTATATACATTTTTTATTGTTTTATTCTGAAGAATTTTTGTTGAAACTAGGAGTGAGTCGAACCCTCCTATGGTGCTTTTACGTCCTACTATGTCCATGTGTTTATTGCATATCAGCAATTTTTACTAGGACAGTGACGGACTTTTAATCACTCAAGTTGTTTAGGATATCTGGCTTTTATCTCAGAGACTTTATCTAACCATTCCTGACGTTTTTCAGATGACTGGTCAAATTGCCACTCCATAAAAAGAGGGTCTGACTCAATGCGGTAAGCCTCTTTTCTCTTGACGAGGTTTTGAGCCTCTTCAAAGTCTTTTTGCTGCAGAACAGAGTCGACCTGCTCCTGAGTCATGCCAAGCGAATTCATATAGCTGCGGGTCGTGTCTGTGTGAGTTCGACCCTGAAAGATGTAACTAAACATCTGTTTTCCTCCTGAATGGCTCAGCAAAAAGAGCCTTTTTAAGGTTGTAGGTGCTGGCGTGACCCGCATGGCCAAGCCAGGATTGAATGTTCTGATTTATATCAGAGAGGCTTATCTCACCTTTAGCGAACTGAGACCGATACTTTTTAAGTTTTGTCTTGATTCGCTTGACGCTGCATTTTCTCAGTAACCTATGGCTCGAATAAATTCGATACCCGAGAAAGTCCAAGCTCCTGCCGTTACTCGTTGAGATGGGGAAAACCTGCGTCTTGCTGTTCGTTTTTAATCTCAGGTAAAGGTGCAGGAATTCCTCTATATCCTTTCTCCACTGGTGCAGCACAGCCTTGTCGTGGTGAATGATGGCAAAATCGTCCATGTAGCGGATGTAGTGTTTTGCGCCAAGTGTGTGCTTTGCATATCTATCAAGCTCGTGCAGATACACGTTTGCAAAAATCTGACTGGTAAGGTTCCCCAGCGGAATGCCCACGCCCATTGATTCGCAAGGGCTGTTATCAATGATGTAAAACAGAAGTTCAAGCGTTCTCTGGCATTGTATTTTTGCCGCCAGGATAGATTTCAATACTTGGTGGTCTATGCTCGAAAAGTAACGGCTAATATCCGCTTTTAACGCATACGCCTTGCCATGCTTTGACTCCACCTTCTTAATAAAATATTGAGCTCTGTCAGCGCCTTTGTGGGTGCCTTTTCCTCGTCTACATGCGTATGAGTCATAGATGTAGGTTTTGTCAAACAGCGGCTCGATAACATTGTATATAGCCCGATGGACAACCCTGTCCTTAAAGTGCGGGGCTGATATCAGACGGCGCTTCGGCTCGAATACGTAAAAATGGTGATAGGGTGACATTTTATACATGCCCCACATCAGCTCGTTTTGTATTTCTATAATGTTCTCTTCCAGATTATTGAAGAAAACCAACGTTGCGTTCGCCTTTGTTTTTCCTTTTCGGCATGAGTATGCCGCCGATAAAAGATTCTCAAAATCAAATATCTTCTCGAATGAGCAGCCCAGTGACGCATCAATAGGCTTTATATCTGTTCCGGCTATGGCCGAGGAGGCGGCATCCTTTTCATGATTGCACTGACAGCATCCCTTTGGATGGTTGTTTCTGGCTACATCAAGAGCTGGGCGAAAACCGACGCTACTGTACGAGGACGACCGCGCACCGTGCAGAAAGAGCGCGCCCAACCCGGCGTACGAGCCATAGCTCCAGCCGCCCCCGCGAAGCGGGAATCGGTGCAGCGTATTCATAATGCCGTCCCCTGTTGCTTGGCATTAGCGGAGCGTATCCAGCCGCCTATCATTTTTCCAAGCTCAACCAGTTGGCCTACCCATATTTCATATCTCTTGATGTCGATATACCGTAAGTCCTTGGCGAGCCTGATTCGCCGTTTCAAGATGGCAAGCTCGATATCTAAATCGGTCAGGGTCGTCTTCTTGTGGTATCGCTTAAATGCCGTGATGATCAATCTTTGAAGTTGCAGCATTGAAAGCCTGATTTCCGCACCTAAAACATGGCGCTCATGTTTTGGAAACTGCTTTATTGCTTGATAGCCGTACATC